GTTATGAAACAAATGGAAAAAGAAACAGAACTAGAAAAATTAAATGGAACTATGTCTCGTAAAGATGAGTTCTTTAGAAAAAATGAGATGAAGGCACTACAAAGTGTCTATGACCATCTGACAGGTAAACCACTAGAAGATAATGTTGGTGGTGCTTGGTCTACGTTTGGTCGTGTAGCTAGAAAGTACAACTTTGCTAGGGTTATGAACCAAGTTGGTTTTGCTCAGTTAGCAGAGATTGGAAACTTAACATCTGCTATTGGTCTTAAACAAACTATCCGACATCTACCAGAACTTAGAAAAATGTTGAAGCGTCACAAAGATGGTGAAGTTGACGATGCGTTGGTCAATGAGTTTGAAGTGTTCTTTGGTGGCTTTGGTAACGAAAGAATGCTGAACCAAATCACAAATACAATGGATGACTTTGGTTCACGGGCAGGTATTGGTGCAGATAGCATGAGCCAGTTTGAGCGTGGCCTTGACCACCTTGGAAGGTTTACTGCCGATGTATCTGGTATGAATGGTGTTAACATGATTATGAAACGTCTAGCTATGAAAGGTATGTTGCAGAAGTTTGCTGACGAAGCTTTTGATGGCAAGAGTGCATTAGGCAGCCGTAAGGTATTTAGTAAGAACATTGGTAAAATGTCAGAACAGCGATACGCTGACTTGGGTATATCTAATGATATGCGTGATAGAATTATGGAAAGCATACGCCAATTCTCCGATACAACAAAAGGTTCTAGAGGCGGTAAACTTACAAAACTAAACATTGAAAAATGGGATGATGATGTACGAGATGCTTTTTCTTTAGCTATGTCACGATGGGGCAGACGTACAATCCAAGAAAATGATATTGGTGAGACTGTCTTTGCAGCAGGTTTCGCTGACACAACGACAGGTAAGATTGTGTTGCAGTTCAGAGGCTTTATGACAACAGCCTATGGTAAACACCTTCTACACGGTCTAAGGTCAAATGACTTACAAGCATACTCACAATTTATGACATCGTCATTTATGGCGGGCATGGCATGGTATGGTCAGACATATGTACAAAGTGTAGGTCTTGATAAAAGAGAACGTAAGAAATTTTTAGAAAAAAAGTTTGGCAAGACGGACGAAGAGTTTTACCAGAACTGGGGTAAAGCTGCGTTTCAAAGGTCTGCATGGGCTTCTATTCTTCCTGCTACAATCGATACAGGTGCAGATTTCTTTATGGATGAACCAATCTTTAGTTATCGTTCAACAGGACTATCAAGTAACTTGTTAACTGGTAACCCAACAGCCCAATTATTGATGAATGCATATGAGGCCAGTAGAGGCACAGTGCAAGCAATGATATATGACGATGAGGATTACTCACAGAAAACTTACAACAAAACATTACAGCTTTTTGTACTTCAGAATATGCTTGGAATACAAAATGCGACTAAAGCTTTAGGGCAAGAATTTCTTCCCGAAAAGCCCTAATCACTTCCCTTATTAGAAAGAACTGGAGAATACTAAATGGCAAACAGCTTTGTACGATTTACGCAAACGGGCAGTACGACTAACTACCCACTAGGGTTTACTTACCGTAGCCAAGCCGATATTTCAGTTACGCTAAACGGAATCGCTACATCTGCTTTTACATGGAATGCAGCGGGTACAGAAATTATATTTAACACTGCTCCTGCCGTTGATACAGCCATTCAGATTACCCGTGCTACTAGCCAAGATTCTAAACTGGTTGACTATGCGGAAGGTTCAGTTCTTACCGAAGGTGATTTGGATACAGATTCAACACAAGCCTTCTTCATGTCTCAAGAGTCTATTGACAAAGCTAATGACGTTATTGGCGTTGATGCTAGTAACTTCCAATGGACTGCGGGCAACCTAAGAATTACAAACGTAGCTGACCCTGTTAATGCACAAGACGTTGCTACAAAGAATTATCTAGAAACAGTATGGTTATCACCATCTAATAAAGCAGATTTAACAACAGTCGCAGGTATAAATACAGAGATATCTAATGTATCTGGCAAGACTACAGAAATTACAACAGTATCAACTGACATTGCAAATGTTAATACTGTAGCTACAAACATTAATAACGTAAACACAGTAGCAACTGACATTGCTAAAGTTATTAAAGTAGCTGACGATTTGAATGAAGCTATCTCCGAAGTTGAGACAGTAGCTAATGACCTTAATGAAGCTACATCTGAAATTGACACAGTTGCTAACAGCATTGCTAATGTTGACCTTGTTGGTCAGAACGATGCTAACGTAACTAAAGTAGCCAACATTGATGCTAATGTAACTAAGGTTGCAAACATTGACGGTAACGTAACTAAGGTTGCAAACATTGATACAAATGTAACTAAGGTTGCTAACATCGATTCTGATGTAACAACCGTGGCTACTAATGATGCCAATGTAACTAAAGTTGCAGTTATTGATTCTGATGTAACGACTGTCGCAAACAACGATGGTAATGTTACAATAGTTGCTAATGCTAACACTAATGTAGGTTTAGTTGGTGGTTCTATTACCAATGTTGATACCGTAGCAACAAATCTAACTAATGTTAATGCATTCAGTCAAACATACCTAGGTGCTTTTGGCACTGCTCCTACACAAACAGGAACGGGTGCAGCTCTAGCAAATGGTATGCTATACTTTGACACAACAAGTGACATACTAAAAGTTTATGCTATAGCCTCTGGTTGGCAAGCTGCGGGTAGTTCCGTTAATGGCACGGCTGACCGTTTTCAGTTCACAGTTTCCAGTGCGAGTGCAACTTTAACAGGCAATGATGTTAACGGAAATAATTTAGCATACGATGCAAATTTTATTGACGTATTTTTAAATGGCGTGAAGATGCGAAACGGGTCAGACGTAACTGTTACTTCTGGTTCAAGTTTAGTATTTGCAAACACACTTCAAATTGGTGATATCGTAGATGCAATTGCTTACGGCACGTTTGCCGTGGCTAATCTTAATGCTTCTAACATTTCATCTGGTACACTCTCGACAGGTCGAGGTGGAACTGGCCTATCAACGCTAGGTGCAGCAGGGCAAGCTATTGTTGTTAACTCAGCGGGCAATGCTTTAGAATATGCTAACGCAAGTTCTGCGGAAGTATACGGATTTAATTTAAGTGATACTAACAGTGACGGTATCCTGGATTCACTAACAGTCACTACAACGAATGGCGGAGTAGATAGTATCAACTCTGCAACATATAGTGCTTTTGATGATGTGCTATATGCGGCCACTGGCTTCACATGGTCTTTAGATGCCAATGGTCACTTAATAGCAACAGTCTAACAAGGAGAAAATAATGGCTACAATCGATTTGGGCAAAGTTGCCCTAGTATGGAAAGGCACATTCGATAGTGCAACTACATACGAAAGCAAAGATGTTGTCCAATTTACCGATAGTGGCGAAGTAAGTTCATATATTTATGTCAACGCAAGCGGTGCATCTGGACAAACACCATCAACAGGTGGAACAGTAAACACTACTTACTGGAATAAAATGGCAGGTGGAGCTGCGGGCATTTGGTCTTCTGGCCTTTCACTAGGTACAGCAGGTCAAGTTGTTAAAGTTAACTCTGGTGCAAGTGCATTGGAATTTGGCACTGGCGGTGGCGTTACACAAATTAAACAGTGGAGAAAAATGTCAACTCTCGTTGACGGTTCAGCGGGTGATTCAGTTTTAGGTTCACCTTTTGATGGTGGTGCAGTAATTACTCCAACAGATACATCCAATAAAATAAGAGCAACTTTTTTCAGCAGTAATGACCACGGAACAACATGGCGAGCGGGGTATTATGTAATACAATATTCCTTAGATAATGGCAGTACCTACCGTGGTTTGGTAGGCGGGTCATTTCAAAGTGGCGATGGGGCAAATGCCCAACACGGAAACATGGTTAATATAAGTGGTATATTTGCTGTTTCTAGTCTTGCTGATGTTAGGGTCAGAGTTATTTATAACGGTCATTCATTGGGAGCGGGTTCTCGTCACGGTCAATATAACAATGAAGGTGCAGATACTACTAGTACTACCCAAAGTTCTTACGCGGGTTACACCGCAGCGGGCATGGTTTTGATACTAGAAGAATTAGCAGGTGGCTTAGTAACTTTGTCAGACACAGCTTAACAATAAGGATAAAAAAATGAAAATAGATACTTTTATGAAAGCGTACACTTTGTGGGCAACAGCTAACAATTCAGACGTACAAATCATGGTTTCAAATATAAACCAAGACAATACAATTACAGAAGACGGCATGGATTCACAAGTTGAATACAGACTTCTTAATTCTGAAAGTGGGATTAATGAACCAATTGAAAAACCTGCGGAAGTAACGTGGAGTGCTATCCAAGCCTATGAAACAGCAGCGGGTGATGTTGCTGATTATAGTAATTAATAGGAGTAACGTATGAGTAAAGCCAGAGATTTAGCTGACATTGTCAGTAACCTAAGTGCAAATGCTGAAAAGGCAGTTGTAGTAAATGCAGGTGGAACTGAACTTACGTTTGGTGACGCAGGTTCAACTGAATTTTATGGCTTTAACTATGTTGATACCGATGGTGACGGTGTCAAGGAAGACTTGATACTCACTACAACAAACAATGGAGCAGATAACGTAGCCGTAGCTAATGCTGATGGTTCAGATATCTACGATGAAAGTTTTTATGCTTCAGTTAATTTAACATTTTCAATCAACGCTTCTGGCGATTTGGTTGTAACCATATAAACAAGGAGTAAATGATATGGCAACAGTAAACCTTGGCAGAGTAAAACCTGTCAATAAAGGAACGTGGTCTAGTGCAACCACATACGCTATAGATGATTTTGTTCAGTATACCGACAATGGCGTACTATCAACTTACATCGCAGTAGCAGCTTCAACTAACGAAACACCTTCAACCTCTGGTACGGAAAATGGCACTTATTGGAAGTACATGAGTAAAGGTACTAATATTTCGGTTGGTAATAATCAAATTATGGCTACTGATAGTTCTGGTAATCCTGTCGGACTTGCAATGGGAGCAGCAGGACAAGTAGTTAAAGTCAATGCTTCAGCTAATGGTTTTGAGTTTGGCACAGGTTTTGATGGTACTTATAAGTTACACTATTTTGAAAAATACACTCACAACACGCAGGTTGATTTCGGTTCTGTAAGTGGTAGTAGTGGAGATAACGAAAAAGACTGTCTTTTAATTAATGCAGGTAATTATTTAACAATTACACCTGCTCATGCAGATGATTTGTTTGAGTTTAAATTAGGTGTTAGTTACTACCTGCCAAACAACAGTGCTTATGGTGGAGTCGGTTTTCAGTCATCTACCACAACTAACTTCACTGCAAATAGAAATAGTTTCTTTTTAAGTGGTCAACACTCTATGGGTTCTGGTTCTGGTGGTTTTGACCATTACCAATTTCATTGGACTAATTACTCTGGAACTTGCAGTCAACTAGGGTTAACAGCGGGTACTACTTACTATGTAAGAGCCATTGGTCAGAAACATAGTACAACCAATAACCTTAGATTTAATGGTACTCATGGAACTGGCACTGGTGATAATCACTATTGTTCCGTTAACCATTGGAAGAAAAACTAATATAGTAGGAGAATAAAAATATG